CCAGTCCGAGCCGGCCCAGCAGTAATCCCACATCAAGTTTAGGGGGCGCTGAGCATCGCGGCCCCCGTTTCCCTAGCGGCGGGGCCAAACACCGCGCAGCACAATCCATCGGAGACCACGATGCCAAAAGAACCAGTAATACCGAGCACTGAAACACCCGCCGCGCCACCGTCCTCGCCCGAAGCCGAAGCGCCCGAAGAGACGGAAAAGCCAAGCGCCGCTGTTACGGCAGCAGCGGATGAAGGCGAACTACAGGAAACGCCAAAGCCAAAGGGCGGATTCCAGCGTCGCATCGACAAACTGACCAGGGAACGCGAGGACCAGGCACGGGAAGCGGAGTTCTGGCGCAAGAAGGCGCTGGAAGTTCCGACCCCAGCTAGCCCCGCGAAACCAACGGAAGCGGATGAAGCCGAGCCGAACTTCGAGGATTACCCCGACTGGGGCACATTCCTCAAAGCGCAGCAGGCATGGGTCCGCAGGGTGGCCGACAAGGCCGCCAGGTCCGTTGAGGAGCGAATTTCCCAGGCGGAGTCGCAGCGACAGAAGGAAACGCAACAGCGCGAGCAGCAGCAGCAGTGGGAGAAGCGGGAACAAGCCGCCAAAGGCAAGTTCGATGACTTCGAGGAGAAGGCCGAAGACTGCCTGGAGGCCCTGACCGCGGCCCGAGGGAAACCCGGGATGCAGCTTCTGCGGGACGTAGTCCTGCAAGGTGACCCTAGTGGCGAGTTTGAATACTACCTTGGGACCAATCCCGAGGAAGTATCTCGGATTGCCGCACTTATGCCCATGCAGGTGCTGGTCGAAGTTGGCAAGGTTTTCTCCAAGTTCGCGACCCCGGAATCGGCGGTTCTACCGCCCACCACCAAGGCACCCCCGCCTCCCACTCCGGTGCGGAAGGCCGGCCCGGGCTCAAGCCCAAAGCCGGACGACCCCGCCAGCGACAAGCTGCCAGTAGAGGAATGGATGAAGGCGCGGAAAGCCCAAGTTGCCGATAGGCAACGCCGGCGCTAAAGGAGCGCTCTTAGGAAATGCCAAACACACTCATCACCCCCGTCCAGCTTTTACGGGAAGCCGGAAGGATCTTCCATCAGAAAGCACGCTTCATTCCGCGCATCAACCGGCGCTATAGCGACGAGTTCGCGCGGGAAGGAGCCAAAACCGGCGCATCCATCCAATTGCGGGACGCGAACGAGTACACCGTCTCGACTAGCGCCACTCTGGCCGTGCAGGACACGACCGAAGCCTACCAGACCCTCACCATCAACAAGCGGGCACAGGTCGGCCTGAACTTCACCTCGCAAGACCTAACCCTCAGCCTGGACGACTTTTCGGAGCGGTACATCGCTCCGGCGGCCAGCCGTATCGTAGCCAAGGTGGAATCCGACGTAGTGGATGCGATGAAGCTGGCAACTGCTAACCTCATCGACTCCGATGCGGCCGCGTTCGCCTATCTGGACGTGGCCAAGGCCAAGCAGAAGCTGGATGAGACCCTGACTCCGCCAGAGTCGCGTTCTGTCCTGCTCTGCCCCACCCATGCCACCAAGTACCTGGATGCCTCCAAGGGCTTCTACAACCCCAAAGGCAAGCTAGGCGATCAGTATGACAGCGGCATCGTCGAAGACTTCACCGGCTTCGACATTGGCGCTACCACTCACCTGGTCCCGCATACCACGGGAACGGCAGTGGGCGGCGACACGCTGTGGAACATCTCAGCAGCCAGCCAGATCGGCGCCAGCATCACGGTGGATACCGGCACCCTAACGCTCAAACAGGGTGATGTGGTCACCCTTGCGGGCTGCAATGCCGTGCATCCGGAAACCAAGGCTGACCTGGGCTACCTCAAGCAGTTCACGGTCACGGCCGATTTCAGCGCGAGTCCATTGCTGATCTCTCCGGCCATCGTGGCTACCGGGGCCAAGCAGAATGTCACGGCCTCGCCAACCAACGCTGGCGCAGTCAGCAAGCTGGCAAGTGGCACTTCCGCCTCCCAAACGATGGTGGAATCCCTGGCGTTCCACAAGGATGCCTTCGTCTTCGCCTCGGTGGACTTGGAAGACATGTCCAAGTATGGCGGGTGGGGCGGACGCGAAGTGATAGACGGCCTCTCCATGCGCGTCTGGCGTCAGGGCGACATCGTGAATGATGCCGCTCCGTGCCGGTTGGATATTCTCTACGGCTACCTGGCTCGCTATCCCCAGATGGCGTGCCGCATGCACGCGGACGGCTAAACCCAAGCAACACCCTGAGTGGGGCGGGAAATCCGCCCCACATCCCAATCAAAAGAGGAAAAGCACATGACAGCACCAGCAAAGCAACTCAGCGACGGGAATCCGGGCGGAAGCGGCTTGGGCCAGTCGGCCACGGACCTTATCAGCTTTCACGGGGTCACGCCCACGGCGCAGGCTGCGACGGTGGCCCAACTAGTTGCAACCGTAGCCGCAAGCACGGCCGCGATGGGGTTCACAACGTCCACGCAGTTCAACGATGCCCTGAGCGCAATCAACTCCATCCTGACCTGCCTCAAGAACAAGGGGCTGCTCTCGGCGTCATAGTTCGTGCGTATTGAGTTCCAAGCCACATCTGGAGCTGAAGCGGATGAACTAAAGCGTCACGTCAACAACACCGCCAGACTCGGCCTACCCTCGATCGGGTGGGCCGAGCGCAGCGGTGCCCTGGCGATTGTAGGTGGCGGATCTTCGATAGCCGAACATATCCAAGAGCTGAAGGAATGGAACGGCGAAATCTGCGCCATCAATGGCGCTTTCCGGTGGTGCCGGGAGCGCGGAATCAACGCCGCCTTCTTCACCGTAGACCCAGATATCACGCTGGCCGAGATGGCCCGCGGGGCTTCCAGGGCCTACCTGGCAACATCGTGTCATCCCCAAGTCTTTGAGGTCCTGGGGAGGGCGGAAATACAGGTCTTCGGTATCGCTCCTTTCGGGTGGTCCACAGGTTGCACTACGGCGACGGTTGGGGCCAGGTTGGGGCCGGAACTTGGATACAGGCGTACGGTGTTCTTCGGTTGTGAGTCCTCCTATTCCCTAACTGGCCATTCCCACGCCTACACGGAAGCAAACCACTGGGCATGGCTGAGGGTCCGAACAGCGGATGGGCTGGTCCATCTCACCGATGGCGGCCTAATGTTACAAGCCGAGATGCTGGCCGAAGTCTTGCGTCGAGCGCCGGGAAACTTCGAGGAGCACTGTGGTGGCTTGCTGCGCTCCCTGGTCAAAGACCCACACTGGGACGCGGTAGAGGTGTCCCACAAATTGAATGATGCCTTGGTGCCGATAGGCCCAGGGCAAGAGAAGGAGAGGCCCGATGAAAGAGGCTAGGCGATGTGAAGACGGCAACTGGCGCGAGTTCGAGGTGCCAGAAGAACCGGTTGGTAGTGGGGATCAGGGCGAAGTGCCTGCCAGCGAAGAAGCGGCAAGCGCCAAGGTTGAAACGAAGCCCCGGAAGCGGCCCAAAGGGTAAAAATGGCCGTCCTGCAGAACGATTACTCGAACTTTAGTTACACCGCCACCGGCAAGGGGATGGTGAAGCACGCCCTGCGCCTCTTGGGGGCCTCGGCCTCCGGTGAGGAGCCCGCGGGCGGAGAACTCGCCGATTGCATCGACACGCTGAACAAGATGCTGGACGGCTGGAACGCCGAAAAGTTGAGCGTGAACGCCCTGGAAGAGTTCAGCTTCACGATCAACTCAAGAAGCATGAGCGTAGGCTCCGGAGCGGATCTAGACATGCCCCGGCCCAACGACTTGGGGTTAGGGCAGGTGTTCCTGCGAATAGGCGAAGTTGATTTCCCGCTTGACCCGATGCGAGCCGCGGAATGGGGAATGTTCGCTGGCCTTACCACCTCTTCTATCCCCGGAAAATTCTATTATGACCGCGCGGTCCCATTCGCCAACCTGAATCTCGATTACACGCCCGATCAGTCCTACACCCTCATCCTTCTCGTCCCTATTCTTCTGCGCCAGGTCTCAAGTCCATCAGCGACGCTCCGGCTTCCTCCGGGGTACGCGGAGGCTATCACGTACTGCTTGGCGGAGAGACTAGCGCCGGAGTATGGCAAAGAAGTTCCGGCGACCGTAGTCCAAATCGCGCAAGC